GAAACACATACTGTGTAATGTTTGGAACATTATGGACTTGTGTCCGTGTGTGAGAAACATATACAGGGTGTTGTTTGCGAACATGTGTTTCATGAACAAATTGGACTTTGAATAAATCTAAATAATGGTATATGATAACATTATGAAAGAGAGGTGAATTAGATGGAAGTTGGAATGTTTACAATGAGTGAAATTGAAGAATTGTTTGTAATACAGGATGAGTATGAACTTAATGGATGTACATACCTGTTTTATGCGCATTGGAATCATGGTTTTACTGATTGCAGAAAGTTGGTAGTGAATATCACAGATAAATGGTATGTATATCCGCAGGAACACACATCATTATATACATTAACATTTATCAACACATTTAAACATTTAAAATTACGGGAGGAAAGATATGACAGATTATGAAGAAAGTTACAAAAATTACCTTGCATGGCTCACTCCTCGTGAGTTACTGCAAGAGTACAAGTTTATGCGTTTCCCGTGGCGTTATCGGGAACGAAAATGGATCAAAGAAGAAATAGAAAGTAGGTGTGTGTACTAATGTTGGATGAAATATTGTGGTTTGGTTTTGGTGCTATATTAATATTTCCATATGGTGTTTGGTGTGGAGCAAAATGGTCAGGAGGATATAAGAAATGAAAAATTATTGTGATATATGTTTTATATGTAATGATACTGAATTTTGTCATTCATGTAGCCAGCCAGAGATTTGTTCCGAATTTAAAAAGTGTTTTAAACATAAGCCTTATATAATGTGTGGGAGCAATGGCAAGTTTTGACGAAATTCTGAAATGTGTTGAGAAAAGGAGGTTATACAATGAGCAGACCACTAAACAGTAAAAAATCATGGTATAAAGTGTATATAAAAGAATTAAATACACCAAACATCCTAAAAAGTCAGTGTAAATACAAATGTGATTACCTGCTAGTAAAGGCATACACGGGATCCGTTGCAATGGCAATCGTGCAGGACTACGTTGTTGAGTTTGAAGAAAATTTTCGACCCGTTTACTATAACAAATTAGAGGGAGGTGTTCCGATTGATAACAGAAAAGTCTTATTCGAAGAGGAGTAAACCACAAGGTCTTATAAGACCAAAAGATGATTATACACCGCTTGCGTTGGAACTAACGTGGGATATGAAAGACGTGAGAAAAGAGTATTCACGTCTGAGATCAATCTGGAGGAAACGTTATGAAAGATTATTGAAATCTAATTATAAAGATATTAACCTTGTAAAGGATCGACCGATCCAACGTTATAAAAAGATGAAAGATATTACAAGTGATAGAGAACTCTATCACTTGTTGTCCGAACTATCAACTATTATTGCATCAGATAGAACAACAGTTACAGGACTGAAAAAACGTGAAAAAGAACAGATGCAACATATTAATGATGTGTATGGAACGGAGTTAAAAACACATGAGGATATACTTAATTTTGGTAGATTTATGGAACAGCTTCGGGATTTTGCTTCGGATCGTATATATGATTCAGATTTTGCTGTTGATTTATATTCCGAGGGTGAAAAACTGAGTACAGCCAAAATGTTAGAGCTATATAAGGAATTTCTGAAAACGGGATCCCGAAACATTTCAAAATTGAAATCTGGAATAGCAAAGAAAGAAAAAGTAAAACGTCATAAAAGGAAAGTGGGTAAACGTAAACGTACACGTAGGAGGTAACACATGGAAAATTTGTATACTGTAGACACATATAATTATACTAGAATACAGAATTTACCATGTTTACATGATACCAGATCTAACAAGGGAAGTAAAAAAGCAAAGGGATATAAAAATTGTTTGTGTGCTTTTGATATTGAGACAACTAGGTTAGAAGATATTGAACAGTCCATCATGTATATATGGCAGTTTTCAATTCTTTTTCTTGACGACCTGCATATTGACACTATAATAGGAAGAACGTGGACAGAATTTGAGTTATTTCTTGATAATCTTATGAATGATGATAACTATGCGTATTACATGATTTTTGTCCATAATCTTTCATATGAATTTCAGTTTTTGCGTGGTATATATACGTTTTCACCGGACGAAGTTTTTGCAATAAAATCACGTAAAATACTGAAATGTGAAATGTTAGAGAGATTCGAGTTTCGTTGTTCATATCTACAAACAAATATGTCGTTGAATACTTTTACCTCAAAAATGAAAGTAGAGCATCAGAAGTTATCTGGCGAAAAATTCAATTATGAGAAAAAGCGTTTTCCATGGACAGAACTAACCGATTATGAAATACAGTATAGTACATACGACACAATCGGACTAGTTGAAGCAATGTATAAACGTATGATACTGTCAAATGACAATCTATATACACTCCCCTTAACGTCAACCGGTTATGTACGTCGTGAAACGAAAAAAGCCATGTATGGTTGGTCACGAAAACACAAGGACATTTTCCCGACTATAGATGTATTTGATTTATTGGAAGAAGCGTTTCGAGGTGGAGATACTCACGCAAATCGTTATTACTCAGGAACAGTGATACGTGCAGACGGAAAAAAGATTCTGGGAATTGGTTCTTATGACAGATCATCTTCTTATCCTGACGTTGTGTTAAATTGTGTTTTCCCGATAACACGTTTTGTCTATATCGGATCAATAGAAGAAACCGACATAGAAAAGAAACTGAATAGAGGAAAAGCACTATTATTCAGATGTAAGATTCACGGAATTGAGCAGATCGACAAGTATTACGGAGCCCCATATTTATCCTATTCAAAATGTAGAAATGTTTCCAGTGAAATATTGGATAACGGACGAGTTTTAAGCGCCGACTATATTGAAATAACGCTCACTGATATTGATTATGAGATAATGAAACGTGAGTACAAATGGAAAAATTTAGAAATAACAGAGTGTTACGAAAGCAAATACGGATCACTGCCAGAACCGTTGAAAGACATTTTCCGTAAATATTATACAGACAAAACAGAATTAAAAGGAATAGTGGAACAGGAGCTTTTTTACAATCTGCAAAAGGCATTGCTTAACGCGGGTTATGGAATGATGGTACAGTCACCAGTAAAGCAATCATTAATATTTACAGAATCATCGGAAGATATATATACAGTTGATGAAAATGTTTCACGTGAAACATTACTCACTAAATATAACAGAACAGCTTTCTTGCCTTATCAATGGGGTGTTTGGGTAACAGCATGGGCACGCCTGCGATTGAAAGAGGGTATAAACATAGTTGGAGATCGTTACGTTTACAGTGATACGGATTCAGTAAAATATATAAAAGTAAGAGGTGATAATATTGACGAGTTATTTGATAGATACAATTCTGAGAGAAAAGAGCAAAGTATCTCCAATTCCGCATACGCTACAGACCGTTATGGAGTTAAACATTATATGGGGGTGTATGAATTCGAGGATACGTATACAGAATTCTCCACCATTGGTTCTAAAAAATATGTCTATAGAACTAAAGACGGAAAACTTCACGCAACAATCGCAGGAGTTAATAAAAAGCTTGCACCAGATGAGTTGGAAGAACATGGAGGAATTGAAGCCTTTAAAATTGGTTTCACCTTTTTACGATCGGGAGGAACTGAAAGCGTGTACAATGACGTACCTTATGGTGATTTCACCGTGGAAAATCATGTTTTAAAAATTACACAAAACATAGTTATCAGACCGTCAACATACACGATTGGAATAACAGATGAGTACCGAAGGATTTTGGCAGACGCAAGAACATTAAAAGAATTTAAAGAAACATTTGACAAGAAATAATATTATTGCTATAATAATTCATATAACAGAGATAATACAGGGAGGTGAGAACATGAAAATCACAAGAGAGTTAAAAGTCAACAAAATTAATGTTATCTGCTACGATCCAGAGAACAAATGTGAGATTACAAAAGAATTAGTTCTGATTGGAAATTTCACAGATGAACAGATCATCAAAGAGATTAAAAAAATAAATCTTGGAATTGTCATAGACTGGGAACGAAACGAAGAGGAAACAAAAATCTATGGCATGGACGCAGAAACGTTCTTAATGCACGCAACTTTCACAAAATCACGTAAAGAAAAGGAGAAATAAATCATGGCAAATAAACAGTATACTATTATTAAAGCATCTTCCACACTGGACACATACACAGAGTACGATCTCATTGAATCACCCGCTATTGTAAGTTTTAAAAATGTTAAAAATAAAGAACTTATTTGCGTTGGATCATGGGTGAAATATCTCACAGTTGATAACAACGGAAATAATATAACATGTCTTTCAATTCAGGACGCAAATACGGGAGATGTATTTTCCGGTCAGTCAACAACTTTCCGTGAATCATTCGAGGAAGTTGTTGATCGGGTATCTGACATGGAAGAAGTTCCAGATATGTTTTTCATTGAGGTTCTTCACAGAACATCAAAATCAGGTCGTGACTATCTTATTTGTGCGCTTGTTTCCCCAGAGCGTGCGTTAGCCCGTATGGGATATTCTGAAAAGAACATCCCCATGCCAGAGCCACAGAAATAATATGTTATCATTTCTTGACAACTATACACTAGACAACCCGGATGAGATCGCTAAAGAAATAGCCAACGACTTCCGCAAGCGACGTATAGAGAAGAATCTGACACGCGAACAAGTGTCGGAGAAGGCAGGTGTAGCAGTCAGCAATATCGTGCGATTCGAACAGAAAGGTCTTATCTCACTCAAGAACCTTATCGGCATAGCAATGGCATTAGGTTACACTTCGGAGATAAAGAACCTTTTTTCCGAACCAAAATACTCTACCATGGAGGAGCTACTACAAATCCGCAAGAATACCAACAAGAAAAAAGTACATAAGTAATGAGAATCAAAAAAATAGAAAGACTTATCGTAAAGTATCACGAACAGATAGTCGGGACGCTTTCGCTCACTCCCGACAACAAACAGTGTGCCTTTGAATACGATAAAGCATGGCTTTCCAACGGTTTCAGTATATCCCCATTGGAACTTCCGCTGAAACCGGGATTGTTCATCGCAAAGCCCTCACCTTTTTATGGAAATTTCGGCGTTTTCGAAGACAGTCTGCCCGACGGCTATGGTCGCTACCTCTTGCATAAGACCTTGCTCAAAGAAGGCATTAACGATACCCAATT